ACGAGTTCTGTCAACACCCCCACAAGCAGAGGTGCTACCCCTTTGACAAATAATACGGAAGTGTGTCATAATGTATGTAGGCGCAGTTTTCTCCTTCACACGTGTTCGGTAACCACACACACATATGGAACTCAATCAAAAGAAAAAAACGGAGAGAACCGTTTTATCTCGGCTTACGAGAACACGGCGCTGGCTGATACCATCGAACAAATAAATTTAAATTGAAGCTATGAAGGAATTGCAGGACAAATTCACCCCGAGACAGGCCGCCAAGGAGAGCGGCTATACCAAAGACACGGTTTTGAACATGATTCGGCGTGGAAACATTGAGGCGGAGCTGGTTACAGTCGGAGAGGTGAATATGTACTTCATTCCGAAGGAAGAGGTAGAGTTTTTGCGTCAGAAGTACATCCACAAAGTGCGGGAGAAGAGTAAATCCAACGTATGACCTTCAAACAATACCTCCGACAGAACGGCTACGAACAAAGGCAAGACTACGGACGAACGAAGTTCGCCCAAGAAAACCCAAACATCTACCCCAACGGATTCCATAACGGCGTGGACTACATAGGCGGGGATGGTGTGTGCATCTCTCTGACCAACGCGGAAGTGATCGAAGTACACGAAGCGGACGATAACCCGTACGGGAGATTCGTCAAAGTACTGGTGGACACGGACACGTTTTTGCAGTACTGCCACTTGGGGCAGATTGACACGAGATACGGCAAGATTGTGGGACCGGGCGAGAGAATAGGAACGATCGGAAGCACAGGGCTGGTTACGGGCGCACACGTCCACCTCATGGCGTTTGACGGGGGTGATAACATCAACCCCAAGTCCGTCGTGATGGAGAACAACAAAAAACTAACGAACACTGAAGATATGAGTAATGAAGAATTCTTAAAATACGCCTATAAAGGCCTTCTCGGACGTAATCCGGACGGTGAAGGGCAAGAGTACTACTTGGACCGTCTGGAGAATGAAGAGATGGAGGCGGACGACGTAATGAGAGCCTTAGTGAAGTCCGAAGAGTTTGTGAAGAATCACGTAAAGATAAGCATTGACTAATCAATGCCCGAACGGAACACAAAAATCAAAGCGATACACACACGCACGGGCGACGTCCGAATCTTTCATTCGCTTGAAGAAGCCGTCAAAGAACTGAACATCAACAAAGGCAACGCCTCGCTCGTCGTAAACGAACAAACCACTAAAAACTACCGCTACCCGAATAACACAGAACAGAGAAGAACAGTTAAAGGATGGAAATTGCGCAAGATAAATCGCTCCGAATCGAACTACACGACAAACGTAAAACCGTTCCAGAATGTCAGATACTGCGATGTGTGCTACCGCATGATCACCACCTCGCAAAGCGAAGAGAAAGACCTCTGCCCCATCTGCTATCGCAGAGAGAATCGTAAAAAAGTAACAATCAATGAAAATGAGTAAGAACAAAAACACCCAAACCTATGTCGTCCTCGGCATTTTCTATGGCGGAACGTCTGCTACTGCCGGGGCCTTGCGCATTCTCGGAGTTGATATGGGTGTGGAAAAGAACACAAAAAACCATGAAGACGCTGTGATGCAGCATGCACAGCTCGACATGGATGCGTGGAAGAAACGCATTCAGGAACGGAACGCCGAAGAAAAAACGTGGGGCTTCAAGCATCCGAACACCGTGCGATTCTTTGACGAATTGGAGCCGTATTTGGTTAATCCGTACTACATTGCCGTGTACCGAGATAAAGAAGCCATTGCGGACAGCGAGGAGAAGTATGTCGGGCTTTACCGCAAAAAATCCTATGCCCGCACAGACTGGTGGTACGAGAAAATGGATACCATTCTTCAGGAAAATCCGGAAAACTCACTCGAACTCTATTACGGGGCAATGACTAACCCGAACCAGCAGCGAGAGCAAGCGGAAAAATTGTACGAGTTCGTAAAAGGAAACAAGCCCAAGAAAGATAACAAGACTGTGCAGAAGATTGTAGATTTTTGGAACTCAGGAGATTACACGCAACTAGACAAGCGATAACAATATGTTACCACATGTAATAGCAGCAATAACCGCAGATAATGCAGAAGAATCGCATAAAGACAGAAGAACTTTTCCAAAAACTCGCATAAAAAAACCACCTTACAACCTTTTTCTATGCACCCCGCAAGAATCGGACAAACATTTAGGCAACAAGTATGATACGCGTTACTTAGTGAGCGTACACCTCGAAAACGGGAATTTTTATCTTTATAGTTTTGATATTGTTAATTCGGTCTTAAGTACGATGCAAGCTGAAGCTTATCGCAATAAAATCGAATACGTGGAATGGGACATGAAAGACAAAGGGATTTCTCAATTCGATGTAACATATGTGGGAATTTGGTATAGCCATCCAAAAAATAAATCTCAACCATGAAAATTCTCTGGTACTCAGACAGCCCCACCGTAAACACAGGCTTCGGCACCGTAGCCCGCAACCTCATCACTCGCCTTCTGGACTTACGCCCCGACATCGAGATTGACGTGATTGGCGTAAACGAGGACGGTATTCACCATGACCTGAGGCGACACCCGAGATTAAGAATTTATCCCGCCTACATGAGTGTGGACGTTTACGGACGGATGCGTATCATGGAGGCACTGGCGAAGGAGAGTTACGACCATGTCTTCATGATTCACGATTTGCAGACCATGGTTACGCCTATCGCACAGGACGGCTCAACCGTGTGTTCCGGAATCGAAGAGTATCGTAAAGCCTATCCGAGCAAAACCAAGTTCCACCTCTACTTCCCGATTGATGTGGTGTTCCCGTCGGATGCCGACCATTCGTGGACCAAGCCGCTCCAAGTCTTTGACACACTCATTCCGTACACATACTTTGCTCAAGAACAAGCAGAAAAAGCGGGACTAAATACCGTGGAACCGATGTATCACGGAGTGGACACGGATAAAGTGTATCCGATGAACGAGGGAGACAAAAAAGAGATTAAGAAACAGATGTTCGGAATTTCGCCCGAGACAAAACTTATCTCCATTATTGCTCGCAACCAGGGGCGCAAGAACATCCCGTTTGCCATTGAAGCGTTTGCGAAGTTTAAAGAGGATAGCAACCCGAACTCGTTCCTCTACGTACACAGCCGTGAGACGGACATTGGCGGAAGTCTCAAGCGTTACTTTGATATTTGGGGCTTGAAAGAAGGCAGAGACTACCTGACAGCGGGTAAACTGGACACACAACGTGGTATCCACGAAGAGCAGTTGAACTACGTTTACAATGCTACGGACCTCTTGATTTCCGCAGCCTGTGGTGAAGGATTCGGACTGCCGTATTTGGAAGCTATGGCGACCAAGACGCCGATTATGGCGACCAACACCTCCGTAGAACGAGAGCTTTTACATCCGGCCTACGTTTACGACTACGCTTACACCCTTCAGTATGTGACGAGCGGAGCGGACTCTTTGCCGTATCCCAGGATGTACCCGGAAGACCCCGTGGCCTTCTCCGAGCATATGAAGATGGTACTGGGAGACTATTATTTGCAAGAAAAGAAAAACCGTGCGTATGATGAGGTCAAGAAGAACTTCGATTGGAACAAAGCGGCGAAGAGAGTAAGTGATATCTTAATTTAAGTTTATGGCGGGAAGAAAACTCAAATATCAGAGCGAAGAAGAATTACAAGCGGGGATTGATGAATTTTTCCGTGAGTGTGAAGAACGAGATGAGATTCCGACCATTTCGGGACTGGCCTTGCATTTGGGAATTTCTCGAGTTACGTTGGTTAATTATGGCAACAACGACCAATTCTTTAACACAGTCGCCCGTGCGAGGCAAAAAGTAGAGCGAACCATTGAACAAAAACTGTTCGACAAAAACGCAGCTAGAGGAGCTGAATTCAATCTCAAAAACAATTTCCTTTGGAAAGACCAACAGCATGTTGACCAGACCACAAACGGAGAGAGTACCAATGAGTTAAAGGTTGTGTTTATCGACGAAGCAGAAGAAGATGAAAATCAAGCCACTTAAACTCTATAAACCGCTATTTACAGGCGGTACCAGATATTATTTAGTCTACGGCGGACGTGCTGCAGGACGCTCCTATAACGCCGCCATGAACGTTGTGTTTGATACGTTGACACAGGACTATTCCCGTATCGCCGTGATGCGGCAGATACTCAGCGATGTGCGTTCGTCCATATGGCAGGAAGTCAAAGACCGTATCGATGAGTGGGGTTTGCCACCCGTTACCGCAGACCAGGCCATGAAGTATTATTATCGTGGCAACACAGTTGACGGCAAAGGCTTCAAAAAATCCAGCGGACAGAACAAATCCAAGCTAAAATCACTGGCTAGCTACAACTGTGTGGTCATCGAGGAGGCGGATGAAATAGACGAGGAAGACTTTGATGAGTTAGACACCTCTATTCGCACGCCATCCGCACCGAACAAAATTATCTTGCTGTTCAACATGCCTCATAAAGACCACTGGATAATGCGGCGGTTTTTTAATTTGCAGGAGTCGGACACTGAAGGCTATTACGAGGCGATACCGAAGAACTTTGATGACGTGACGTACATTTTCGGCACTTATAAGGACAACAGGAAGAACCTCTCGGAGTCAGCCATTAAGAAGTTTGAGCAGTATCAGGAGACTAACCCCGACTATTACCACACCATGATTCGAGGGTTGGTCTCGGAAGGGCAGAGAGGACGTATTTTCAAGAACTGGAAACCGATGACCGATGAAGAATTTGATAATTTGCCATACGCATCGTTTTACGGTCTCGATTTTGGTTTTTCCAACGACCCCACCGCACTGGTAGAAGTTAAAGAGCATAACAGGACGCTGTACGTCAGAGAGCTGGTCTACGAGACCGGATTGTTGAACTCAGACCTTTCACGCAAAATGAATAACATGGACGTTGAAGGTCAGGTAATATCTGATGTAGAGCCGAAGTCAATAGAGGAAATGAACAGGTATGGTCATCAACTGCAAAAAGCTGACAAATCAAAAGACAGCGTAGTAGCAGGCATCTCTAAACTACATGAGTACGAGGTCTATTACACGGAGAATTCAGATAATATTAAAAAAGAGATACAAAATTATGTTTGGGATACAGACCAACATAAGAATCCAGTTAATTACCCAGTAGACGCCTACAACCACGCCATGGACGCCATTAGGTACGCCGTCTACACAGACCGGTACGACTTCTCCGTCTTTGAGGAAATGTAGCACGAGAAACAGAAAACGAGCGTTACAATGCCGTTAAGAGTCTTAATTTTCAGACATGCTACAACGAGTCAAGCAGGCGTTCTCGGTGCTTCGGAAAGGACATGATTATGCAGGTGTCAGCGGATTGTGGAACCCGTTCGGCAACCAAAACTTCGACCATCACAGTCGCGTTATTCACGGCTGGACGTATATCGCTTTGGAAGCCATTGCCTCCGAGGTTAGCCGTGTTCCATTGAAGCTCAAACGTAAATCCGACGAGTCCGAGATTGAGTCGCACCCCATTCTTGATGTGCTGGAACGTCCGAACCCGTTCCAACCGGGGTCGGAGCTAAAGTACTTCATTCAGGTCAGGCTGGACGCTTACGGTGACGCCCTTTTGCAGAAAGACAAAGATCGTGCGCCGAAGGAATTGCGACCGCTGGAGAACACGGGGTTTCAGATTGACTTCCTCGAAGAGGAGGACATGATTATTTACCGCAGAACTCACGGTTCTAAAATCGACACGCTCACGAGAGAGGACGTACTTCATCTGAAGTATCCCGGAGACACCATCTACAAAGGAACGGGGAAATTGCAGTACTTGTCGGAGTGGCTTCAGACCGTAGACCTCTCGGACAACTACGTCAACCAAATCCTTCGGAAAGGCCCGTTTGCCAACGGCATGCTGAAGACGCCGGCACAGAGTAAACCGCAAATGGACAAAATTAAGGAGACGTTTGAACAAAGGTACGCTAATTCTAAAAAAGCGGGCGAGGTAATGTTCTTACCAAAGGACACGGATTACATCGACATGAACGCTTCGTTAGACAATATTCAGTACACGGAGTTCGACCGTCAGGTGAGAGACAAAATCCTTGCAGGTTTCCGTGTGCCAAAATCCATCGTTGGTGTGTCCGAAACCGGAGACAGTCAGTCGGACCAATTTGTGGCACATCGCAACTTTTTGAAACTGACCATCAAGCCCAAGGTGGAATACTTGGTCAATTACTTGAACGCCTTTTTTGTTCCTTTGTACGACAGCAGTGTTTTCTTGGACTTTGAAGACCCGACACCCGAAAACCGAGAACAGAAGCTGAAGGAGCGAGACAAGGCCGTCAATCGGTGGATGACCATTAACGAGATTCGAGCTGAAGATGGTATGCCGCCCGTTAGTGGAGGAGACCAACTCTTCACGCCTCGAGGTATGACCCCTGTCGGAGAAGTGCAGGAAGACGAGGGAAACAACCAACAAAGCAACTCTGTGTCCGCCACGTTGGTTGATGCCTTTGAAAAGAGCCTTGACGGAGAAGTGCCTGAGACCGAAGACGAACGCATCAAACGAGAGTTTTGGGAATCACTAACCGAAGAGCAAGCCGAACAACGTCGGGCCGACATTCAGGAAGAGCAGAAGTTTTTTGAACGTAATACCGAGAACGAACAGCGCATTGCCGACACGGTGGAGGACATTTACAACACCATGAGAGAAATTGCCATCTCCGAAATCCCGAGTGACGTGGGAGAGAAGGCGCAAACCAAAAGTATTGAAGACATTTTAGAGGATGAGAACCTTTCGCAGGAGCTGATCAACTCCATCACACCTATCTTAGTGGATATTTCGAGAGAAGAAGGCAAGAACGTGATGAACCGGTTAAGTACAAACCAAGAATTCCGCATTGACAAACAATTGTCCGAGACCATCGAACGCATCGCCGACGAGTCTAGTAAAGCTCACATAACCACCATGAGCAAGCGATTGATTGAGGACTTCAACGAGGCGTTGAACGAAGGAGACACCAGAGAGGAGATGATTGACCGTATTGATGATTTGTTCATTAACCGTGAACGTGCCGAGCAGTTCGCCCGCACCACACGCTTCCAATCCGCCAACCAAGCCCGCAGAGCTTCGTACAAGCAAAGCGACGTAGTGAAAACCGTCAAATGGCACACCGCCGAAGACGAGTTGGTTTGCAAATTCTGCCGCCCTCGGAACGGAGAGGTTGTGGACGTGAACGAGAAGTTTTTTGACCAAGGCGACGACGTGTGGAGCGAACAGAATGACGAACGTCTGAACGTGATTACCGCAGGAGGAGACCCCCCTCTTCATCCCAATTGCCGGTGTATGACCCTCGCCGACGAAATAGAAGTATAACTTAAAACCTATGGACAAACTCAAAATACAACAGGAACAGAGAGAGCCTTTACTGGATGCCTTCGAGAAACACCTCGAAGCCATCAACAAGGAGATGGACGAAAAGGAGTCCGACGACCTCGGAGAATTCCGTGTCGTCATGACCAAAGAAGTACCGGACCGGATGAACGAAATCGTGGACATCGAAGGCATGAAGACCTCGAACTTCATGAAGAATCCCGTAGTGCTGAAGAATCACCAAAGCGACGCCATGCCCGTCGGAAAAGTGCAACGCATCATCACGGAAGGAGACGAGTTAGTCGCCGAAGGGAATTTCGCCCCCTCCGAAGACGGACAGATGCTTCGGCAACTGTGGGAGAAAGGCTTCTTGAACACGTCTTCCATCGGATTCATCCCCGAAGAGGTGAAGGACATCGACGACGTCACTCACATCACCCGCTCCGAACTGTTGGAACTGTCGTTGGTGAGCGTACCCGCCAATCAGGACGCCCTGCGACGCACGTTCGATGAAGAACAAGTTAAGACCATGGTCACCAAAGGCATCGTAGCGGAAGAGAAACTTGACCAAGAGAAGCTGGACGAGACCTTTGCGAACTATCAGGAAGCCACGAACATGACCGAACAAGAGCTGAAGAACTGGGCTGAGACGGAGTGTTCGCAGTTGGCCTCGCAAGACCGTAGCCCGATTGAGCGCAACATCCGCCTCTTGAGCAAGAACAAAGAGGATTGGACGGAACAGGACATTGTTGACGCCAAGAAGACCGTGTCATTCATCGCCCGCATGAAGGAGAACTTGGGCGGTCAGGAGACCGTGGAAGACTCTGAAGGGCGTAATTGCGGAACAAAAGCACACATTGCTCTGAAGAACTGGGCGTTTGATTCCAAGAAGGCGAAGCAGTTTGAAGAGGCTGAACAGAAAACAAGTGCTACACTTGAAGAAAAGATTGACCAACTTTACAGCAAGATGGAAGCTTTGGAGCAAAAATTCGAGCCGGAAGCCAAGGATGAGCAAGAAGAGGAGAGTGAGACGGAAACACAAGAAAAAACCGAAGACGGCAAAGCCTTAGAAGACTCTCAACAGAGTCCGGAGGGTGAAACCGAAGCGGACACCGATGAAGGTAATGCTCTCGTAGAAGCCAAAGAAATCCATCAGGAGTTTGTAAAAGCCATGGACTCGTGGCTTGAGAAGCACAAAAAAACCGCACGGAAATATTACAAGCGTAAAAAATAAGAGCTATGCCAGAATTATCTCAAGAGCATAAAGAAGCTCTTCGTGGTGCCGTTGACGAGCAGCTCGAATCCATAAAGGAAGGAATGTCTCAGGAAGTAACCGAGAACCTCAAGAATTACTTCCACGAGGAAGCCGTCAACAAAATCAAAGAAGAGTACATCAAATCTCAGCAAAAAGTACACAACAAGGAAATCGGAGATGAGGAGCGTAAACAAATGAACACGGAGTACAAGTCCATGTTCCTTAAAGGGTATGTTCCGCAATCAAGCGAAAAGGCATCCATGCTCCAAAGTTCCGACGAAGGAGGTGGTTACCTCGTTCCCGAACCGATGCGGGCGCAGATTGACCGCATTGCCGACACCAACGGATTGATGCTCAATCTCGCCGAACGTGTGTCCATGAGTTCCGAGAGCCTCGACATGCCTTCTTATACCAATAACGTATTGCGAGGTGAATTCGAGCGATTCCCGAACGAGGCTAGTGAGACCGACCTCACTTCCGCATTCGGACAGACTCGTCTTCAGAACTTAACTTGGATGCTCATCTTCAGTGTGCCGAACACGTTGATTCAGGACTCCGAATTCTCCATTATGGACTTCCTTTCAGCGTTAGTCGGTGAAGGTAAAGCCTATCGTGTAGACGAGGAAGCCCTCGTTGGTGGAGACAGCAACAGCAACCCGTTCACGGGTGTGTTCAACTCCCAAAAAGTACAGGAGTACAACCTCGGTGGTAGTTCAGGCTCGGGTAGCACCACGGTTAGCGACTTCACGAACGAAGACGCAGCCAAAATGGTGGCAAAAATCAAGACCTCTGAACTCGGAAACGCCGCTTGGTTAGTCAGTCGAGAAGACTGGGCGACCATCAGCACCCTGACGGACAGCAACGGTCAACCCATCTTCCGAACGGAAACCGCAGCGTACCTGCAGTTCCAAAAGAAGACCGGCCTGAACCCCGTTGGAACCTTGCGAGGTTACCCCGTCTACACTTCCGACCTCGTACCGACCGGTGGAAGTACGGCGGATAAGAAATTCATCGCCTTCGGTAACGTAGCCAAAGCCGTTAAGCTTGGTATCCGCAACTCCATGCAGGTTGCTCAAACCAACGCCGCAACCATTGGCGGAAAAGAAATGTTCACCAACAACGGAACCGGTGTGCGGTTTGCACAACGCTGGGGAACAGTCGTTGCCGAAGCCGGTGGTCAAGCCATGGTAATCGGAAAAACATCAGCTAGCTAAACCTAGCATTTGAGGAGGCGGGGTACGCCCTCGCTCCTCTCTCTAGAAGGTAAAAAGAAATTTATGGACATCGCATCCAATATCCTCGTCAAACAGGCGATATCACCAAAAACGGGCCAGTCTTCGGACGTTACCGACCCCGGTAGTGTTGACACCCAAGGCTTCTTCAACGGAGCCGTTGTGGCCAACATTGGCGCCGTGGACGACGCCGATGGCGACGAGACGTATGACCTCGAGGTCTACGAATCCGACAGCTCGGACATGAGTTCGGCCAGCCTCGTTACTACTATGTCTATCGACCGCTCCAATGCGGACAACACGGTGGAAGTGGTACGACTGGACCAACTCGCAACCCCTCGTAAACGGTACCTTGAGACTCGTCTCAAGACCGGAGGTAATACCCCGAGTATCGACATCGCCGTGGAAGTCCTCTTGGGTGAAGCCGAACATGCACCCGTGGGCAACACCGTGACAGACGTCTAATAGACGGTAATAGTTAAGCCGATTCAGTATGGCATCCGAACTTACGACACTAGCCAGAGTCAAAGAACGCATTGGAATGGACGGAACCAGTGAGAAGGATACCCTGCTGGATCGGTTAATTGTTACGGTCTCAGAATTTGTGGAGCAACGCTGCAACCGTGTGTTCGAGAAAGCGGATTACGAAGAATTTTTTGACGGGAACAAGATTGACGTGGCGGGGTACTACACCAAGCTCCACGTCAGCAACCCTCCGATTGTGGATCTGCTAGGTCTCCACTACTTGTCCGACGTAGACACCGTAGACGACACGGGAGACGAGAGCGAGAACGTAACGTTATCGAATTTGAGTGCCGTCGGTGAGCCGAATCGCACGTGGAAGAACTTCAACTGGTTTGACATAAGCAAGGAGACAGGAACCATCATGGTGTCCGTGCCTCACGGCTGGCGTGATGTGCGTGTGCGTTACACGGGCGGATTTTTGAAGGACTTCAACAACTTTAACGACATCTCCAAGCACGAGATACCTCGGGACATTACGGAACTGACCGAGAAGCTGGTGACCAAGACATACAATAAGCGAGAAGAAGAAGGATTCAAGAACGTCACGTTCAGGGACGCCACGAGAGATTTTGAGTCGTTTTTGTCAGCGCACGATCAGCAAATCATTAACACCTACAAACAATGGCAGAACCTGTTATAAAGATGAACATTTCCGGAGATGAGCAAATCAGAGAAGGGTTTGCCAAAGCTCCGGAATTTACGCAAAAACAGTTGGAGCGGGCTTTGAGAGCGTCTTTGGAGACGATAGAGAAGAATGCCGTTGATGATAACTTCCAGTTCAAGACTTCTCGTTCCAAGCGAACGGGTGAGCTGCAAAACTCATTCATTGAAGGCAAAGAGATTGACGGACTGAGTGCAAGCATCGGACCGACCGTGAAGTACGCAAAATGGGTGCATGACGGAACCAGTCCTTACACCATCCGAGCGAACACGGCGGAGGCACTGTACTGGAGCGGCGCACCGCACCCCGTGAAGACAGTGAGGCACCCCGGTATCGACCCCAATCCGTTCATGCCACGCATCGCCGAAGCGGCACGGCCCGAGATCGTAAACAAACACTTTGCCACTGTTTTGGAGCGTATCGCCAAGAAAATCGCAAATAACGGCTAACTATGGCTAACTCCGCCAACATCAAAGACGAAATCGTCAAAATCCTTGATAACCTGAAGAGCAACGATGTGATCAGGCAAGTGGTGGTACTGAATCAGGTAACCGACCCATTCTATGAGAACAAGGTCAATACCTACCCGTGTGCTGTCGTTCTACCTCCGAGTACGACTGTGGAGAGCGGAGACCAGCGCACGAACATCAACAACTACACCTTCATTGTGGGAGTGTTTATGCGACTTGATCGCATGGACACCAACACCTACATCGAGGAAATCATTGACCCCATGCTAAGCGACTTCGGAGATAATCCCACTCTCTCGGGTGAGGCGGACGCAGGACTGACCGTGAAACAAGGCACAACCGAAATCATTGATGACCACAGTCGCATTGCTTACTTCGGCGTACAACTGAACGCCAAAGCTAAAGACAGACGTAACTACTAATCTATGCAGACCGACTACAAGAACAAAATGCTTGACACCAAGAACTACAAAAACAAGAAAATCCGCAAGAAACGGAAAGAAACAGAAAACGAGCGGTATAATGAGGATAACAATTCAAATAAAGACTAGCTTATGGCTACACAAATCGGACGATTAACAGATTTAGGGATTGGCGTCGAGAGTACCCGTCTCACAGCGGTAACCGCCAGTACTTGGGTACCTTGGGCTTCCCTTACCTATGACGACATCATTCAGCAGGTAACCAATGACTCCGCCGTCGGTGTTATTAACAACTCAATTGATGCACAGGTAGACAACAAAATGGCGGAAGGCAGCCTGACCGCTTACGTCGGAATCGACACCATTGACCCGTTTTTTGAGTCCTTACTCGGAAGTAAAACTACTTCTGCAGACACACCGGAATCAGGCGTAGACACAGATACTTATACTATTGCCCAAAATAACGAACACCCGACCCTCAGTATTTATGGTAAAGACGAGAACGAGACTGCGTTGATGACCGGTGCCATGTTCTCTTCCTTGGAGTTCTCCATGGAGCAAGACGCCTACATGCAGGTAAGCGGAGACTTCATGGCGGACGTGACTACAGCCAGCTCCGCCACAGCGAGCTACTCCTCAGAGACCAACTTCCTCCCGAAGCACATCACTGTGGAGTTTGCGAGCAACCATTCTTCTCTGGATGACTCGGACTTCACCGATGTCCGCAGCGTAACGCTAACGATTGAGCAGAATGTAACGCACGAATTTGCCTTGGGAAGTGTGGAACCCATCAACCGCTTCAACGGTGCCATGAACATCTCGGGTAGTATGGAACTGCTTTACCGCAACAACGACTTTCGTGATGACATGCTTGGCGACACGAAACAGGCCATGAGAATCAAAGCCAAGAACGATGACGTGACTATCGGGAACAGCACCAATCCGGAGATTCAATTTGACCTGCATAAAATCAAGTTCGGAGAGCGAACCCGTTCTCGAGGCTTGGACGACATGGTCACCGAGACCGTGAACTTTACCGCCCACTACGACTTGGGCGACGCCAAAGAAATGGAAATAACCAGAGTTTACTCCCCCTAATAACCCATAGATGAAAACCGTAAACGAAATCTTTACCGATGTTCCGGATGAGGCCAACATCACGTTCATCGCAAAAGCGGTCTCCGGAACGGGAGACATAACTATCAACCCGAGGATTCGAGAAATCAATTAGAGGAAAACAGAAAACCCGCCGTACCATGCGAGTAAAGATAACGAATAACTTATGAGTAAACTCGCATTGCCCGGCATTAAAATCCCGTTGGACTTCTACGGAGAAGTGGGAGATGCCCAAGACGAGAACGGAAACAACATCAACCCGTGGAAGGATTGCTACATCAAGATTGAGCGTATCTCGGACGCCAAATTTCAAGAAGCGATGCAGAAATACATGAACCTTCAGGACTCGGACGGCGGGTCTTCGGACGAGTTTGTGGACGCCGTGGAATACACCCGCAACCTCATTGCGGACAACTTTATTGAAGGCAAAGGGTTAGACGGTGACTACAACATGGTCGACATCGAAAAGGACGACATCCATAACGTGTTTGACCGTACTTTTTTCAACATTGCCTTGAGGTACTTAGCCGAAGGGAGCAGAGGCTAGTTGAAGAACACTATGAACGCAAGCGGAAGGTGTGGCGGGACACGATTAAGCGAACGTTCAGAGGACAGAACCTTCCGACCGACGACCCCGACCCGATGCTTGAGACGTTCACTTACATGCATTTGTTCGGCCTCAGCTACACGCAAGCCATGCAAGACCCGCCCGATGTGAAGAAAAAGATGCTGGAGATGAACGCCGTCAAGAACGAAGTGCAGGAAGAGAAACAACGTAAGGCCGAGCAAAAAGCGAAAAAACCTAAATAATCTATGGCCGAAGCCCAAGTACAAATTGACGTAAATGCACAGGACAACGCTTCCCGTACACTGGAGCGGATGCAAGGGAAGACACAAGACTTTAGTCGCAGTTTTCGCGATGCCGGACGAGATGTCGGAAAAACTGCGGTTAAGATGACTAGTGTTATTGGAACTGTCGGAGGAGCTTTAGGTGCGGTCGCCGGACGAGAGTTTGCCAAGTTTGAAGATGCTATGGCCGGTCTGGAGAGTGCCGCCGATGATGGCGGACAGAGCATGGAGGAGCTGAAACAACAAGCGCAAGACATAGGGAAGACAACTAAATTCAGTGCCACGGAAGCGGCCTCGGCTATGGACACGGTTGCCCGTTCCACCTTGGACGCCAAAGATTCACAGGAAGTTTTGAGGAGTACCACGGACTTGGCGGCCAAGAGTACTCGAACTCTGAAGGAATCCACAGAGGCTACCACGTCCATCATGGACGCTTTTAACAAAAAACCTAAAGACACGAGAGACGTAGTGGATAGCATGACCGCCGTGCTGGAAAACAGTGATATTAGTCTTCAGACGCTGAAAGACACTATGGGCGAAGTCGGTCCGTTAGCAGAAGCGGCGGGTATTAGTTTTGAGTCGGCGGCCGGTTCTTTGTTGGCTTTCAAGCAGAACGGTTTTGAAGCGCAAGAAGCGCAACAGATTCTTTCCACGACCATGGAACGGCTTCAGGAACCAACTAAAGACATGCGGGAGGCTCTGAACAAGGCCCGTGTAAGCATGAAGGAGTTCCGTGACGAGAGCGGAGACTTGAAGGACGTAGACGAGATTTTCCAGACACTAAGAGAATCCGGTGCCAGCACTGCCGAAATCATGGAAGTTCTCGGTGAAGAGGGCGGAGTTAAACTCGCCCGCAAAGTGCAAAAAGGAGAGTTGGCCATGGGGGAGTTTACGGATAAAGTCCGCAACTCCAAAGGAGACGCCAAAGAAGCGGCGCAAACCTACAACGACACATTGGGAGCGGAGATGAAGAGTTTGCAGTCAGCGTTCAACGATTTCACAGTCTCCGTTTTTGGGTCGAGCATTCAAGAACTGGCCAAAGGAGCGGTCAGTAATCTCACGGAAGAAATTGAAGGAGTCACGGAAGAGGTGAAACAACTTGGCAATGAGGCCAAATCCACTTCTCAAAATTCTGTGAAGAACTTGGGAAATAAGATGAAGAACACCAAGAAAGAAACAGACAAGGCCGAACAGAGTTTTTTGGATCAGGTCGGCACGCTCGATCAGGTGGGGTCAACCACTAACACACTGATTCAGGAGGTCAAAGGATTGACTAAATTCACCGACGAAGCTGTGGCGGTTTGGCAACACGCATTGAAGCCCGCTCTTCTGTTCGTGGCGGATGTTGCCATGAGTTCACTTCTTACTGCTTTCCGAACGGTGAGAGAAGCGATTGAGGCTTTGATCAGGACAGGGGTTGCTATCGCCGACACGTTGCGTGGGATTTTCTTCCTAATTACGGGACAGTCCGAAAAGGCCAGAAAGTCTTTCTCTAGAGCTTTATCGGGTATGAAGGATGCTGTGATTTCAGCTTTGCAGGCTGCTTGGAATTATGTACTTACGTTCGGAGGCGGTAAAATTCTCAAATTCTTCAAGCTTCTACCGGGCAAGATGTTCAGCGCATTGAGACCGTTGGCCGGTAAACTTATTTCTCCATTCAGGAATGCGATTAACGGGGCAAATCGATTGATTTCGAACTTTGTGAGCGGTGTCTGGCAATTTTTCCACAGAAAGATACCTAGGATAATCTCCAGAGCTGCAGGCGCATTGAGGAACGCTATCGGTGGTGCAATTAGATCGGAAATAAACCGTGCCAAGGGGATACTGTCGCGGTTTAATCCATTGGCCTTTATTCGAGGAGCGTTTGAAGGTCTTGGTAGCTTCATTCCGAACATGATTGCAGCCCCCATTAGAAGAGGAATAGATTTGGCGAGCCGAGCTATCAGGAGATTTGCCCCCGGAGAACTTTTCAAAGACGCGTTCAATGCGGTTTCAGACTTCAACTTGGATATTAGCGGTGCTTTACCGGGACGAGCTGAAGGCGGATCAGTGCAAAGCGGGAGATCATTCATTGTCGGAGAACGGGGCCCGGAAATATTTACGCCCAATCAGTCCGGAACAATCACTTCCAATGAGGATTCCAGGGATATGATGGGCGGTGGAATAAACGTGGAGAACTTGACCATCAATCAGCAACCGGGAGAAGATGGTCGGTCTTTGGCTAACCGTGTAGTAGAAGAGCTATCTAAACGGCAGGAACTTGAAGGAGAAGGTGTAAACTTACCGTTATAATATGGCTATCAAAAACGCACAGATAAACAACTTCAGTCTTCAAAATGCAGAGATAGTCACGCAACGGTTAGTACATATGAGCTCCGTTCAACGAGACCTACGGTACAAAAACCTTGCTTCGAGAGGCGGACAGGTGTCCGTACAGGACTTCTTTGCACCAAGGCAGATACAGACTGAAGGAGTCATTGTGTCGCCCACACAGGACCAGTTGGACATCGCTATCGACGAGATGAAGGCACAACTTTTGGGCTTGGAGTCCGACCTGGATATTGACCATGGAGGTACTACACGTCGATATAAAGTATTCACGGAGGATATATCCTTCAGCGAACGTTCCTCAGACGTAACTCGTATGGACTTTCAGATACAGTTCAAAGCGGTGGACCCGTTCGGACAGGACACGATTCCTGTCAGTTTGACATTCAACAACAATACTGCAAACCCGAAGCTGTTCAACGTCGCATTCGGAGGGACAGCTCAACCCTTTCCGGAGATTAAGATTGAGTTCGACAGTGCTACCAATATTACTGACGTAGAGGTCAA